CCTGATGATTGGTTTTGAACCTCGGTCTCTTTTAATACAACATTATAATCCGTTACAAACATACCATTTTCGCTTTTCATATCGTTTCCTTTTTATTTTCTATAAGTATCATTAAAGTTTAATACGGCGTCGAGGAAGTTATTCTCTACACCCAGATCAGTCGACATCCATGACATCGCTGATACATCTTTTGGGAAACAATGTCCCCCAAATCCTTTCTTACCGTCTGGTCCTGGTACTTGAGTATGCGACTTACTGACTCTAGGATCTAAACATAGACCATCGATAATAATGTCATAGTCAGGATCGCCCATAGAGGGCATATGATCAACTATGTCTTTCATGTGGTTGAAGAATGTGGTCTTAGCGGCTAAATAGCAATTAAGAAAATACTTAGTAAAAGAAGCCTGTACCGCAGTCATGTACCGAACATCTTTAATGTTGGGTTGGACTAAACGAAACAACTCGTCCCACCAACGCATCTCACCACCACCGTATATTGCAAAGGTCGCGTTTTTAAAATCAGTGACGTAATCATTACCTGTCGTGCCGCGAATATATTCTGGACTATATGTAATCTTACATTCAACACCATCTAGCATATAAGGTTTTGCAAAGAAGTCGGGGGTGATGGTTGACTTGAGTAAATACCTTGGCTTTGTTCCATACTTTTCGATAACTTCTTCTACAAAACTGGTATCACAACTATTATTATGCACGTTCGCCGGCGTGGCTACACATATGATTACCGCATCAAGATCATTCAAGTCAGAGGGTTGAGTCGATCTATAATCTGGATTGTCATGATATGGATCGTCAATGAGAATGTTCGCGACCGGTCGCAAGGCTTCGCCTACGCATTGACCCACCGCACCCCATCCCGCTACTACTATATTCTGCTTTCTCATACACCATTCTCCAATATTTTATCAATAATCTTTGCACCCTCAATATCTATATAATCGCAAAGTCGAGTTAATTGTTTAATCAGAAAATAGAATGCGTCCCACGTGATTAAGATCGGGAATATTAATATTATTTTAGCTCGTCTAGACATAAGTTACACATCACTTTCAAGGTATCGTGACATGAAATGCTCGCAGCCGAAAGACTTAGGCGTGAATAGTCCAGTCACTGGATTAATATATTCGCAATTTAATACAATCTCACCCTCAGCATTATATGCGGGTCGAACCTCAGGAATTTCAACTAAACCAGGTATTACCTTAGATTGCATTTCCACGGCATCTTCCATACTAAAGGATTTGACACCTCGAGGCTGTGTAACATCAATACTAGTCGTACACATTTCCACCCCCATATAGTCAAAAGGACGCGATAGTGGAAATTCATCTTCCACAAAAGAAAGTATTTTATTGAATTTAAGGCGCATCATATGAAGCTCTTTCTCAAGAACTCGAATTTCTTCCTCATTAGTCGTATATCTTCCGTTTATCATACCACCCATGATCTTTCCTCATTTATATAATTAATTATTAAGCCGCAATTGAGTCTGCGGCAGTACATGCGTACGGAGCGTTATAACCAACCTTAACATCGATGTAATGTGAACGAAAGAAGTAGTCGGTCATGCTATCGTCGTGGTTGAAGAAGGCTTCGCCTTCCATAGCTTCTTTAAGTTCATAGAGGAAGGCTTTAGCTTCACCTTTCCAGCGACGGTCTATGTGATAAGTGTTTATAGTATGATCGTCGTGGTAATCTCTAGTGTCAGGCTCGCCAAAGATGTCCTCAGTGACTGTATTATCAGCATTGAAATCGACTGCACCAGATTTAAGTTTAACAACAAGAGTGCTGTGGTGCTGAACAGATATGGTACCTTTAACATCATATTTTTTCAGGACAGCTTTGATGCCTGGAGTAAGGTCTAATTTGTCTTGCTTGCTTACATATGCCATGTCAATATTCCCTGTGTTATCTCGTTAATGAAGTACTATTGTATCAGAGTCCATAAAGGTGTCAAGCTTTTTTCTCGCCTTTATGAAACGTCTTTTAAATATACATCAATCGTTTCAGCCTTTATACCCTTAGCTACTAGCGCAGCCTCGATTCGGTCTGGGTTAATATTCCATTCGATTATTCTCTTACCGAATTGGTCGTAATACTCCGCACACCATATTTCCATATTCATATTATTTCACACCTGTATTGTATAATGTCTGTATAATGTAAGCGGGTTTAGTTGGATCAAGAATCAGATCAGCATTAGTCACTTCATACTCTTTGGCGAAGCGCATCCATACTTGATCAGTGTTAGGTTCAGTTTGGTAAAGGAAAGAGAAGATGTTGTCAGTCTCTTGCGAGGTGTTAGTAGCATCAACGACGATCATATCAACGTCATCGTTGTCGTACCAATCTAACTTAGAAGTGAAGGCATCGGCTACACGGTTGAAGTAAAACACGTTGGTGTCTAGCGTCTCGGCGTAGTTAAAAATTCTGTCTTTCATAATCTTCTCGCTCTATCTCGTTAATGAAGTACTATTGTATCAGAGTCCATAAAGGTGTCAAGCCTTTTCTTCAGCGGGAGTGTAAACGTATGGCTTTTTATAAGTGCCAGCGTTAATTTCTAAGTAGTGACTACAGTGGTGATAATCAGCCTGAAAGTCGCTTTCATCGAACCACTCTGGTCCCTCCATCGCGGCTTTCAGTTCTACAAGGAAAGATGCGGCAACAGTCTCAAAGTTGTCTGCGATCCAATATGGATTGACTTGCATATGATCACGCTGATAGTCGCAATTCTTCATCATATCGATTTCACCAGACTTAATGGTGACAGAAAGAACCATATGATTTCGTATTTTCATAGTACCTTTCATGTTGTACTTGGCTAAGACCGCCTTAACACCTGGGGCGATTCTCTTCTTCATCTCTTGATCTATAAATGCCATGTCTATTTCTCAGTCTCGTTAATGAAGTACCATTGTATCAGGGTCCATAAAGGTGTCAAGCTTTTTTCATTTTTAAATTAGATATTTTATTTAAAAGACTGGCGATCTCACAGTCCGTTCTGTTTGGTAAAATGTCACCCGTGATACCAGTGTCGTATGTTACAGTCCATTCATCATTTTCGACGCTAGTACACTCAAGTACCGCTAATTCCCACATCATGTCATCATTGAATCGTATTATCGAAGCACCGAAACCATTTAAGAATCTAAATAATCTTCGCTCGACCGTTAGCTCTTCATCGCCATCGTACAGGCAGGTAGTAGTAGTTGTATATCGGTGACCGTTCATAATACCCATAAGATTTCTCGCTCTATGATTAATTTGTTAGACCACTATAACGAAAAAAGGTAAGAGTGTCAACCCTTACCTGTCTTTATTTCAAATTAATTTTAAACTGTTATCTCCCAATCAACTACTGTATCGATTCGAAATGATCTCCAAGCTTCTTTGTCAATACACCAAACAGCTATGTTATCACTTTCCTCATTGATTTCATACACTTCGGGCACTCTATCTCCGCTCAAAGCTCTGTTTAGAGTGCATAGCATAACACGTAACCCGCCATCATTAATCTTTTCGAAGCTTACTGTCACTTCACCCATTCTTGCCGCTTCTACAAACTTCTTTAAATCCATCTCATATTGCCCTTTATTTTCATTAATATTAAACCAAACTCTCGAACGTGATCTACTCAAACTTCTATTATTAGTCGTTCGTCTCACTGCATCTTCACCTGCGTTCTCTCGCATCTCTCGATCTTCTTATCATGCAAAAAAGCTCTAGCCAGCGTAACAAGCTCTTTCTGCTTCTTGTTGACGAGGTCCCATTCTTCGGGTGTCGGATCATTAATTGATCGATTATCAATAAGTTCCTGTGTCAGCTCTTTCTGATTCCTGTTGACGAGGTCCCATTCTTCGGGTGTCGGATCATTAATTGATCGACGAGTATCAATAGGTTGCGTTTTCTTCGACCGGACCGTCCGGAACTCGCTCGGAAGACTCTTCTTCACTCGCTCGTGTCTTCGATCATGCTCATATAATGATAGTATGCCATAGTGAACGATCTTCATTAAATCCTTTCTGTAATCACCTGGACTGTCACCTTTTGAACCATATCTACCATTATACTTGTCGATATTTCCTAGAAAAAAATCTAGACCTCTACCTCGATCTATTATCACCTCGCTGGACTGCAATCCGTTTGCACCGTAATGCGTGGCATATGTCGAATTAATGTAATCCATAACTTCTTCGACCAATAATTTTTCGTTGAACTTGTAATCTACTGCCATAATTAATTAACCTTTCTTTCATTGTCGTTTTCATCGGTGACGATAAGTTCGCCAGTTTCTTCATCTACTCTAATACTTTTTGCCTTATACAGTTCGCAGATCAACACCATGACACCCCGAACCCCACTCTTAAATCCAATCGTATGTCCTATATAATAAGAAAATATAATTAATGCGGACGATATAATCGCGTGAATATGTACTGGATGAATTTCCATTGTGTAAGCTCTCCTAGCTGATTTTTATATCTTTAAATTTATTAGTCTTCTGACCTTCAAACATACCCTGCTCCGGTTGAGCCGTCAATGTTTGTTGGGTCTCGTCAATGTCATACAGTCTCATTTTAGATCGGTCGACTCCTATAACAAATCTTTCGTTCGCACCTGTGGCATCATTATACCTATTCTTCAATTGCTTGACCATGATCTGCCCTAATCCCGCTAATTCTTCGTTGCTGATTAAAGCAAACATAAGGTCAGCAGTAGCAGGCAAGCCAAATGACTCTGAAGTGTCTTCCAGACCCGGATCAGAATTACCGAATCCAGATCGTGTCGTTTGAGTTGCAGACATAATAGGAACATTAAACTCTACAGCAAGACCTCGTAACTCTTCGGCAATTGCTTTAATATAAGTATATGAGTTAATCGCACCACCCATAGACTTCATTCTAGCACTAGAACATATATTCAAGTAATCAATAAAAACAACATCAGGTGTAAACTTTTTCTTCAGCTTCAGTTCATTCAAGAGGGCTCTAAAGTGACCGCTATGAGCCGCACCAGTAGGATACTCCTTGATGATCATCTTGCCTGTAGTGCCCGATGCTACCTTCCGAACTCTATCGGTAAACATTTTTTGAGATAGATTCTCTAACTGATCAATAGGTACATTAAGTAAGTTAGCATCTATCCGTTCTGCGATTCGCTCTTCAGCCATTTCCATTGTAATATAAAGAATGTTTCTTCCCTGCGCTAATGCGGCGGCTGCCATATGACACATAAATAGCGACTTACCGACTCCAGTACCTGCAAGACATATATTCAAAGTTTTGTTAGGTAATCCACCCTTCGTGATCTTATTGAACAGATCAAGATCAAACGGAATGCGCTCTTCTTGCTCATGATAAAATCTGTATCGTTCATCAATATCTTCTAGATAATCATGACCTACATTGTTATCAAAACATACTGCAAGCGCATTCTGTAGAATCTCAGGTAACGCATCTTTTGTATACAGATCGTGCTTACCGTCGATCACTTGAATCGATTCCATGATAGCAAGATATACTGCTCGATCTTGGCACCACTTCTCAGTTTTATCTAACAACCACTCTTCGTTCTCCTCAGAATACTGAAAGATAGTGGGCATAATATCAATTGCATGTAGATAATTCTGTTCGTTGAACTTCTCGGAGTCGTCTATCTCTATCTTGAACGATTCAAACGTAGGAAGCTTATTATACTTGGCTACAAATTGGGTAACTTCAGAGAACAATAGAGCGTACACACCTTCGAAGTATTCTCTTTTCAGATGAGGAATGACCTTACGTAAATAAGGTTCATTCGTCAACAAGTTTCTTAATATAGTTTGTTCTAAATCTATTTTCATGTATTACCTAGGTTATCATTAAATTGTCGTGTTGCTCTTCCGAGATTTCTTTCCAACCATCTTTCGCAGAGGTAGCTTGTAATGATCCATCTTCTGCGGCAGATTCTAGCAAACTTTCAAGAACCAAACCTGCGTACTCTTGCATCTCTGGATCTTCAGTAGTAACTTCGCTAGGACTAGATTGTATCATAAAACTGAAGTTAAGGCAATCATTATTTTCGTCGGCTTTTATATTACCATACCTCAATACAGTCTCAGTGTAAGGTCCTCTTTCGATTCTGACATCCCACGCTTGATCGTTGCCGTGTGAACCATCAGCGGGGACTAACACGTAGTCAGTCCCCTCAACTAATCCAGCCATTAGTATGCTTCCTCAATTTCTAGTGTGACATCAGCTTTTTTACCAATCTGATATTGCTTTTCCATAAAGTCTTGAAACTCAGAATTAGCAAGAATATCATTCCAGAACTCTTTGGTAAGTGTATCTTTCATACGAACTTTATTTTCAGCACCAGCTTTCTGATACCAACCGTTCGATGGTTTAGTCACAAAGCCACCAAGAAGTGCTACGTCAAGTAGACCAGAATAAGTCTCAATACCACCTTCCCAAGTTACTGTGATCGGTATCTTTGACTGCTCTTTGACAAATCTAGACTTCTCCACTTTAATGATAAAGTCATAGCCCTCAATCTCTGTGCCAGTCTTGTTCTGGCGACGACCAATAATCCAGATAGTATCAGCACTATAATAAATGCCTGTACCGCCACCAACAATATCTTTAGGATATAGACCAATCTCTTTGTACGTATGATTGATAGCTAAAAGTGGAATCTCTCGCATCTTCAAGTAAGGCGTGATCATACGGAACAAACCTTTCAAAGCTTTTGCTCGGGACATATCCGCAACACTTTTTTCACTCAGCGCATCTTCCATTTCTTTCTTAGAGGCTAGGTTACCAATAGAATCGATAACAATAATAACCTTATCTTTCTTTTCGATCTGCTCAAGTTGGCTCATAATATCGAACTTTAGCTTTTCGACATTAATGATGGGTGTGTGTAGAACACGACTCACATCAATACCAAAATTCTCGAAGTAGCCTTGAGGAGAACCAAACTCAGAATCATAAAATAACATGATAGCTTCAGGGTCAGCCTTTAGATATGCACTAGCGATCTTTAATGCAAACGAAGTTTTAAAGTGCTTACTGGGTCCAGCTAAAACTGTCATACCAGGAATAAGACCGCCCCGCAATTCACCTGATAGTGCCACATTCAACATGGGCACATCAGTTACAGTAGATTGTTTAGCTTGAAAATACTGTGATTTTGACATCATAGCAGTTTCTTTAATCTTGGAATTACTCTTCAATTTATCCATTATACTCATGTATTAATCCTTATCAACAATATTTTTATAGTTAATGCACTCGTCAAGCAGAGGTATTTTATCAGTCATGCTCGAAAGTACTCGAACATCATTTTCAAATTCACCACTAAATGAGCGAGCCCGTTTGTGAGTCATGCCACTATCAGCCTTCGCACGAACGAATGTTGGAACCATCGCGCTTCGATCTGTGAGTGCTTCACTCGTTTCAATTAATCTTCGAACATTGGACGGGCTTGCTCCACCACAATCCATAATAGTATCATGCAACTGATTAAAGAAAGTTTGTTTAACAGCTTTAAAACCGTTAATGGCTAACTTTGCATATACGACTTCAAAGATACTACCCGATCGGATCTGCGACACCGACATAATAGAAGTGCCTCTCATAATATCCATATGCTTTGATAACACATCGTCGCTTGCACCGAAATACTCGATTGAAGGAGTCAGAATAGCTCCTACATCAGTGCTATCAGACATGACAGGATTATAAACAACTTTATTCAATACAACTTCGTAACTCAAAGCTTTAATCAATCGCTCGACAGTTTCAATAGCCAAAGTACTTCTAATACAAATACCGCTACCACAACTTTTGATAAGCTTGGCTATCATATTGATAAGATCAGCATCGTCGACCGAATCATTCTCAAGAACTTTAAGTGGACTGCATAAGAACGTAACACCTGGATGCCAATCGATCAAGTCATCAATCTGCTCTAAACCATCGACGCGCATAACCTCGACGATATTAGGATCAAAGGCTATACCCATAGCATTAGCTACTAGATCATTACCCACAACACCAATCCTTAGTTTTTGTGATCTTTTATCTTCGCCCGGTTGCTCACCAGGCTCTTTAATTGCCATGTCCTCACGCATAGGCACTACCACACCATCTTCTACTTCATCACTCATTTACATCTACCTTCTAGTTAAGTTTAATTATTTCGATACGCATATTCTACTGCTCTATCAGCTTCTACTTCTAACGGTCTAGTCTCATACCAATTACCTGTGTCATTATCTAGCTGTCTACACATATCAGCTACTTGCTTTGCGGTAATTGGATAACCGCGTTTAATCGCAGAACCTGCAACTGCAATCATTATCTGATACATTTTTCTATACCAACCAGTTTCTGTCATTGTTTGGTATTCTACACCCAAACGCCTAGGAAAGAAAGGGCAATCTTTGTAGTTTGTCCAATAGATATCGGTGGTAGTCATAGAAGTTTTTCGATGTTCGACCACAGCTTTCTGCATTTCTGGAGGTAGTCGATCTAAGAATGAATTGCCAGTCTTCTGTACATAAGGGTGCTTTATTATTAAAGCGAATGAATCAATTGGAGAGCCGCCGTCGTGACTAAAACAGAAGTTAGAAGCTCCAGTATAATTGGCAGGTACGTAATACATGCGTGAGAGATCCTTTGTTTGCGCGTCTCCGATCTCACCAACTTCAGCGTTGAGAGCGAACCAAAACTTAGGAATCTGTTCCCTTTCGATATGAGAGTCAATTCGAAAGACAAGGCGAAACTTAAGGCAATCAGGATTACTACTAGCAGTACTGTAGCACACAAAATCATAAGGAGCAAACAATCGTGTAAGCTCAGACTCAAGAACGTGAATGTCATTGCCGAAGCTATGATCATCCACATCAAGTGCGCACCACCCCGCCCAGACTTCGACATTCTTGTTACTCCTTGTAGTTTCTTCTGTGTATATTGCAGGGCTAATTAGTGGTGCTGTAGCCTTAGTGTTATTCACTTTCGCAAGTTTATTTAGCAGAGAAACGAACTCGTGCCACGTATTAAAGCACATAGTTTTTGAAGTTACGTTGTCGTATCTGTTTTTAAATATAGTCAGTTTATAATTCATAATGTATTATAGCAGGTTCTGCAATCAATGTCAATAGTTTTTTATCTCTTCATCCGTAGGACTGCCATCTGATTCGTCACGGTCTTACCTTTGAATGTCTGGCGATAGTCGAATTCTTTTACTAGCTCATACATACCATGCTTGTCGACAGCCTCTTTGACAGGTCGTTGGTCCCAGTTATCGATCAATAGATTTGGTATGTTCAAGTCGTACATCATTATCATATCTACAGTAGCCGCATCCTCTGAATGATTGCCGTCAACTAGCGCAAAGTCGAAATGGTATTGATCAAGTGCCTCTGCTACATGACTTTCTTTTGTCTTACCTTTGATCCACGTGAATCGATTGATATACTTTTCATTGAGAATCCCGACCATATCTCGTCTAACTTGAGGATCAATGCTATCACCCGGTCGACCTATAACTTCATTATCAGGAGACACTCCCACTATTTTCGCGTCTTTGTATATCTCTAGTTGATATGTGGTAGAATGCCCTATATGAAATCCGATCTCTAACACTGACTTTGGTGCATAGACACTTTGAACAAACTCGAACGCGTCGAACACTTGTTGAGTTGGTGGCATGTAACCCCAACCAAAGTCGGGGAATGATAAATGATTTAAGTTCATTCTAAAAGAAATCCTCTAATGACGATCTGGGTTCAGAACTCCATCCAACTGCACTCAGAATGGGCTCAAGCGGGTCAAGAAAAGCTTTTTTGTATTGAGTATCAAAATCAATCTGTGGATGAACACCTATCTCTTTTGGTAATCGAACAGGAAACGCAACAACATTCTCCTTAATTCGATTCGGAAGCTTTAGATAAAGAAACTTGACTTTCTCACCATCTTTGACTAGCTCATACTTGTCTTGTAATCCAGCTTTCTCGATATAATGATTATATAGAAGCGCGCCTCGAACATGAATCGGACACTTCTTACCGTATATACTCACACGATCTTTATACTTAGTCAAGTCAGAAATGCCTCTAGGAAACGC